TTACTGCTAACGTAAGTTCCAATGAAGGATTTGGTCTGAGTATTGCTGAAAGTATTATGTGTGGTACTCCTGTCATTGCAACTGTTACTGGAGGTCTACAAGATCAGTTGGGTATTGTTACAGACGACGGTAAGGATGTAGAATTTAATCTTGAATTTGGTACAAATAGTACAGGTAGATACACAAAACATGGAGTTTGGTCTAAACCAGTTTGGACCAAAGTACAAAATCTACAAGGAAGTCCTCCCACTCCATATATCATGGATGATTTGGTAAATTATACAGACATTGCTGATGCTATTGCTTATTGGTATTTGATTGGTAAAGAAAAATGTGAACAGTATGGCTTAGAAGGTCGTAGATGGGCAATGAATGAAGGTGGAATTAATAGTTTAAACATGTGTAATCAGTTTATTAAAGCGATGGATTTCACATTAGACAATTTTAATCCCGTTAAAACATTTGACATTTTTACTGAAAATGGTTATGATATTAAATCATTACCTAACGATAAGTTGGGATTTGATTTACACGTTGTAAATTTAGAAACTATTAAGCAAACTATTTCATGAAGATTCAAGTATTAAAGAACGAAGATTATCAAGACATAGAAAATCTACCTAAAAAAGGCACAGACCGTGCTACTGGTTATGATGTAATTGTTACAAGTGACCCAAAGATAATTGGGGAAACATACGATAATGGTACATATAAACGAATCGATTATATTCAGTATAAAACAAATCTTAAACTAGCTGTACAACAAGAAAGACAGTATAGTGGATTTGGTCATACCGATATTGATTATGATATCCTAGCATTTCCTCGTAGTAGTGTCAGCAAATACAATTTAGTATTGGCTAATTGTATTGGATTGATTGATGCTGATTATCGTGGAGAAGTACTACTAAGATTCAAATATATCTGGCAACCAGAAGACTATAGAATCAGAACCGACAATTTAATTGAAGGAACTGTAAATCCTCTCAAACTTTATAACAAAGGTGATAAAGTCTGTCAACTCAAAGTGACCAAAGTAGAAAATGTAGAGTTCGTATTGGTAAATGAATTGGATTCTACAAATAGAGGTGAAGGTGGATTTGGCAGCACCGATGTTAAAAAAGGTGAACGAGTCGAAATTGCACAACTTCAAATGAGTAAAATGGAAGAACTTTATAACAATCTAGGTGGAATTCCTACTCCAAACAAAAAGTATAGTCAGTTAGTTAGCGAAAGAGATACAAAACAATTTAATCAATAATATGAGCAAACCATTATGTCTAATTTCAGGCCCAGTATTTAACCGAAGCGGATACGGTGATTGGGCAACCACAGTCGCAAAAAGCATCATTCGTTATGACAAGTTTGATGTAAAAATTGCACCCACCAGATGGGGTAACTGTCAAAGCAAACGTTTTCTTGAAGATTTAACCGATCCAGAAGATAAGGTATTGGCTAGTAAATTCTTGCAAGGAAATCTAAACAAACAACCAGAGGTATTTATTCAGTTAACAATTCCAGAAGAATTTCATGCTGTTGGTAAATACAACATCGGTATGACCGCTGGTATTGAAACTACTATTCCACCTGGCAGCTGGATCGAAGGTGTTAATAGAATGGACCTAACTATTGGGTTGTCAAACCACGTAAAGAAAACATTTACCGAGGTTAAAATGGCAAAACAACTTGAAAATGGTCAACAAGTAAGCGTTCAAGTTGAAAAACCATTGGAGGTTTGTTTCTGGGGAGCCGATACAAACATTTTCAAAAAAACAGATGAAAAACTATCCACCGTAGAAGAATCGTTATCCAAGATCAAAGAATCAAGTGCATTCTTGTTTATTGGTCAGTGGACACACGGCGGCCTATACAATGATCGTAAAGACATTTGTAATTTAATCAAGACATTTTGTACAGCATTTAAGAATCAATCTGAAAATGATCGTCCATGTTTGATTGTTAAAACAAGTGGACACGCTTACTCTACAGTGGATAGATTTGAAATGTTGAGTAAAATAAAGAAGATTCGTGATAGTGTTGGTACAAATGTTCCAAATGTTTATCTATTACATGGCGAATTGTCCGAACCAGAAATGAATGCTTTGTTAAACCATGAAAAGATTATATCTCACGTTTCATTTACTCATGGTGAAGGATATGGACATCCTCTTCTATTAGCTACATTAAGTGGTAAACCTTTGTTGGCTCCTAATTGGAGTGGTCATTTAGATTATCTAAATTCTTCTTTTGCTAATTTATTGCCTGGTAATCTAATTGATGTGGATAAAAAGTCTGTCAATCAATGGATTATTAAAGAAAGTAAGTGGTTTAAGGTATCATATTCACTTGCGGAAGATAAAATGAAACAACTTTATTTTGCCCGTAAGAGTGATAAATTTACTAAAAATGCTGAACTACTACGTAAGGAAAACTCAGAAAAGTTTAGTATTCCAGCGATGGATAAACGTCTATGGGAATTATTGGATAAATATGTTCCTCAGTTTGCTGTCGAAAATCAGTTTGTATTACCCAAGTTAAAAGCTGTAGGTACATCAACAAATACTGAAAACAAAATAGTTCTTCCTAAACTTAAGACTGTCTAATATGTTTTTATCTTATCTAGTAACATGTCATAATGAAACAGATAGTTTGGAAAAACTATTATCTAAATTAGTTCAAAACAAAAAAGATAACCATGAAATTGTTCTTCTTGATGATTACTCAGATAATCCAAAGACTGTGGAAATTATACAAAGGTTTAAAGACAAGGTAAATTTCCAACAACATAAATTAGAAAGAAACTACGGTGCTCATAAAAATTATGGCATCGGACTATGTAAAGGTGAGTGGGTGTTTCAATTGGATGGTGATGAAGTACCCACCGACACATTAATTGAAAATATAGATGTTATATTAGAATCTAACGATACCAACGAAGTAATTTGGTTACCAAGATTAAATTACTTTATAGGGGTCACAAATGAAGATGTACAAATGTGGGGATGGAGATTATATGATGGTATGATTAACTTTCCAGATTATCAATCTCGTTTGTATCGTAACAAGCCACACATTCGTTACGAACGTAGACTACATGAAAAGGTGGAGGGATTTAAAACTTATGTATTTATTCCACCACAAAAAGACATAGCTATTATTCACGAAAAGACTATAGAAAAACAGAGACAGACCAATTTAAACTATAACAAACTGTTTACCCAAGATGAAAACATGGGTTATGCTGTAAAGTCACAATGATAAAGATAAAAATATACGAACTCGATAAACATCGTAATGAGACGACATTTAGACCGTTATTGTTACAACAACATTTGTTTAAAGAAGTTGGTATAGAATTTGTTAATAGTGGACCGGCAGATTTTGCGTTTGTCGGTCATGCTAGCATAGTTAATAAAAAGGTATCCTTGGACGACTCTACAAATCAAGGAGTACAGTTTTTAAAAGACGTTAAGGAACCATATTTCATTTTTGATGGACAAGATGCTGCCACTTTAATGGGAATATATGAAGTTGCTTCACGTACCAATCCAATTTATGTATTAAAACCAACTCTTTACAAACACAGATCTGATTATTTAAAAAATACTGTCAATGGAAGAATTTATTGGGGAGAGGGAAATTACAGTTTACCAAACTTAGATATTTTTGACAAAGTAAAACTCTCTCATTTTAATTGGTTATCCACACTAACTCCAAATTGGTATAGTTATGACACGAATAAATCATATGATATTAGTCTATTGTTAGGCAGAAGATCTACAGATAGTATAGAACATGATCTGAATCAAACTCCTCATTATAATAATCATAGAGAAAATCTATTTAATAAGGTTGATAAAAAATATAAATCTGCTTATCTTGATAAAGGTCAACGGTTATCCACACAAGAATATTTAAATACGATGTATAACTGTAAAATCGTTCTTTCCCCATTTGGTTTTGGTGAAGTAACACCTAGAGACTTAGAAGCAGCAATGTTTGGTTGTGTACTTATTAAACCAGATATGTCTCATTTGGAAATGATACCAGATGTATATGTACCTAATGAAACATATATTGCTTGTAAACATGACTTTTCTGACATTAATGAAAAAATTGATTATATTCTGTCAGATTATTCAAATCTACAAAAATTATACACCGAAAACCTTAGAAAGAAATATATTGAAGAAAGTAAACCAGAAAAAATGGTAATGTATTATTACGATTTATTCAAAAATATCAAAGGAGTTACAACTGAATGAAAGTAGGTATAACAGCGCCGATGCATTGGTCAGATGAGTATAGAATTAAAGGCAACGATTTTATAAAAAAAATGACAGATTCTATAAATCAATCGGTCAAATGTGACCATACAATTTATGTGATAGATAATGCAAGTCAATATAAATCAAACATACACACATACCCAAATGTAAATTATACGTTTATCGAAGATCAAAGTATAGGTGGTATTACACATGCTTATAATGTTGGAATATACAAAGCATACAAAGACGAGTGTGATATCATCATCGTTACAAGTGACGACGTAGAATTCAACCATACAATAAACAAATTCGTCGAATTTATATCAAGAGATTCAGAAAGTTTGGATTGTATCTACGGACCTGTAACAAATGGAGTATTAACTGAAGATCAAAAATCAAATGGACCTGGTATAGGAATTAAACAATTGCCTGTTTTAAATGGATTCACATTTGCTTTTACTCGTCAGCATTATGAAAAGTATAGACCAACCAAAGACACATATTTAAATGAACAGGTTATTAACAAGTGGCATGGACAAGAAAATCAATTCATTACAAATGTCAATAAAGGAGCCAAATGTAAAGTGTTAAATTTTTGTTGGTTGTTACATGATAAACAACGTGGTTGGAAAAAATGTTTAAAAGAAATAAAGTGATATGAAGATTAAAAACAAATATGTTACAGGTACCCAAGTGATGTTCTATGAAATTGAAATGTTTGACGACACCATTTCGGGTATTATTAATACATTGAAGTTAGTAGATAATAGAGAAAATCTATCATATCATTTTACATTCAATATGTCGGAAGCATTTGAATTAATAGATACTTCAAAAATTTCTAGTGATGAATTAAAAAATAGATTTATACAACAAATTAATAGATTAAAATCACAGGGTGTTAATGTTAAATATGATATTTTGGAAGGTAAAGAACCATATAGCATGGCAAATTACCGTAGAGATTTTAATTATTTAAACTGTACAAACAATGACATTTTAATATGGGGAGAAACTGACTGTTATATGCCAGCTGAAACTTTCCCTGTATTGGATCAAATTCACGAATATTCATCTTCACAAAACATTTGGAAATATGTTGTAACATTCGCCATTAGAAAGATGTGGGATTCTAGTTGGTCAGTTCTAGAACATCCTCTATTTGAAAATTGTAAGTATTACGAAAAAACAGAACCCAAGTGTTTCACAGAACAATCATCTATTCGATACGTAATGTCTATTGATGAAATGAATGAAATAAATTCAAATACCAAAGATTTAGACATTAGAATCTTGAAGACTCCTAGATTTGATGGTTCAGGAGCTATATTCTCTACAGATCTAATCAAAGCAGGCGCCAATATACCTCTGGCTGCGTTTGGCATAGCATCAGATGACACTTTTATGATGGAAGCATGTAGAAAGACTATGGGCAATCAATATGTACAATATGTAATTAAAAACCTTCTAAAAGTACACAACAGAGAACATCCTCGTAAACGTAATTATGCTTTAAACATACAAGGTCAAGAAAGTACCCAAAGTAAAAAGGGTGATTGGTATAAAGTTATAAGAAATACAAACGAACAAAATCTACATATGTATTCTCAGACAAATCAAAATAGGTTCTTCACCTATCAAGATTGTTTAAACACGTTACAATAAATATATGGGTTATATTCTACCAGAAATATATGAGGCAATGGCAAAATCCACAAAGAGTGATTTGCCAAGAATTTTAATTGAAACAGGTACATTCAAAGGTGGATTAGCATATCGGTATTTAGAAAAATATGGATCTGTAGATCCTTTCAGAAAACTGTTTACCTTTGAATTGGGTGAAGAAATTTGTCAGATTGCTAGCAAACGACTTAAATTGTTTGAACAATATATCGGGGACACTTCTCAATTTGACCTACATACAGACGACAGAGACATTGATTTTAAGTCTCGGGAAACGTATATGCACGGTACAATCGAATTGATCAATTCAGACAGTGTACGTGGTTTAAAAGAATTGTTACCTTCTATAGATGAAAGATGTTGTTTTTGGTTAGATGCACATGCAGGTGCTGCAAAATATGCTAGAGGTCCAAAAGACGTACCTTTGTTAGATGAAATTGATACGATTGGTACTCACCATATAAAGAATCATCTAATAGCAATTGATGATGCACATCTGTTTGGTAAAGTACAGTTTGACAAGAACACTAATGAAAAAACATGTGATTATACAGAAATAACTATTGACAATGTAAAAGAAGCATTGATTAAAATAAACCCAAACTATAAAATTGAAATTATAAGTCCATATCAACATGAAATGTTGGTTGCATATGTATGAACGTCATAGTATTTCATCAACCCTATCCACAGGGAAATTATAAATTAAACGAGTATGTAGCCAAACATCTCAAAGAACAAGGTCATACAGTATATTTGTTACAACAATTAAATGGGTTGACTTGTACAGAAGAATTTGTGGAAGAGATCAAATCTGTACAACCAGATGTATTATACTTTGAAATGTTAGATAGAGAAACATTCAAAGCAGTGGAACAACTTGATTGTAAAAAAGTATTGGTCTATGCAAGTAGAGGTATACTTCCAAACTTTGAAGAAATTGCCAATTATTATGGTAAATGGTTCACTCATATTTATACAAATTCGATTAACCTTCATAAGTTGTTTGTTTCCAAAAATATTCCATCAGAACACTTTGAATACTATTTTAGTTGTTTAACTGACAATGAATGTGTTTTTACCCCAGAGTATTTTAATGACTGTGTATTCTTGGGCATGGGATTTGCACGGGTAAATGACAAACATTACGAAAGTGAACGTAATCTATTCTTTGAAGGAATTCCAAATATTAAATTTGCAATATATGGCAATGGTTGGCCAAATCTACCACATTACAGAGGATTATTACCATCTGACGATATTGGAAAACTATATTCAAGTGCTAGATCCGCTATTGGTATTATAGGATCAGGACAACGTAGTATGGGTATGATCAACAATAGATATACAGAAATGATGTATTGTGGAATACCTATATTTAGTTTGAACTATAAAACAATCGATTGGTTTGGTGGCAACGAGTATATCAATTTTATTGAAAACAAAAATGATATCATCGAATCATTGAAAACTGATACATTAAAAACAAAAGCCCAAGAATCTAAAAAGTTTATTCGTCAAAAACATCAAGATTTCTTTAATAAATTAAACAATATAATCAAATGAATATTTGTTTTATCAGTCAAAATGGACATATCGGTAAGATTCCTCGAAACTTTTCAAATTGCCGTACAGAATTTGCTTGGCAAATTGCGTTAAATGCAGATCATCTATCATTTGATCACATATGTAAAAATAAAGTACCTACGTATGATCTAGCTATTGTAATACTACCAAAAAAACTAGAAATTATTGATACAAACTTAGTGTTGGATGTTTGTAGATCAATTGGTAAAAAAGTAGCAGTAATGCAAGAAGGTCCGGCTTGGTATTATCAAGATTACAAATATGTAGATCAAGTTAATTATATTAACTTTTTAAGTGAGGTAGATTTCTTATTGGTCCATAATAAGAGTGATATTTCATACTTTAAAGGTATATTTAAAAAACCTACGTTTAATCTTCAATCGTTAATGATAGAAGATGTTGTTAAAAACGTATCCCGTGAAAATAATGGTATGCCTATCATAGGTGGAAACTTCTGTAGTTGGTATGGTGGCGTAGACAGTTACTTTGTAGCACAAAACTTTAATAAACCTATCTTTATTCCAAGTATGGGACGCAAGATAGAAAATGAAGATCAATTTCCAAGTTTGCATCACCTACCATATATGATGTGGAATGAGTGGATTAAAACACTCGCCAATTTTAATGTAGGTATACATTTGATGCGTACACATGCAGCAGGCACGTTTGCTCTAAACTGTGCTTATTTGGGTATACCATGTATAGGATATAAAGGATTGGACACACAAGAAACTTTACATCCAGAATTAAGTGTTAATATAGGTGATATAGAAAAGGCAAATCAACTAACAATTAAGTTAAAAGAAGACAAATCTTTTTATAATCACTGTTCCGAAGCATCCAAGGATTTATATCAAATATATTATACAGAAGAAAAGTGGTTGAATAATTGGAAAACTATTATTAACAATATATGAGTCGTAAAATTAAATTTGTAATACCAACCGTATTTGCACGGAAAGAGACTGAAATTCAATGTGTTGAAACAATTTGTCATCAGGCTTTAAAACATAATCCAGAAAACGAAGTTCATATGGTATGTAACTTCGAAAGTCTTGAATTTGATCAGTGGAAACCAGAACATCCACAAATTCAAAAACATGTATCACATTTGATGCATAGTATATCAAAAGCTCTAAACGTAGTTGCTAAACAAGAAAATACAACTGACTTTGATTATTTTTGTTTCGTGCAGTCCGACGTATTCTTTGAAGATGAAACGTGGATCGAAAAGTGTATTGAAGTATATGAGACACATGGCAATGTAGGTGTAATTGGAACAAGACCACATAGTGCATTTGAAAGATATCATAAACAAATAACAAACATCAAAGTAAATGGTGTAAATGAAATGTATGAAGTTTTGTGGTCTGATGGAATTATGTTCTTTAGTACTAAGTTATTCGATGAAATTGGTTATTTTGATGAACGTTTTTTTGGAGATTGTGAAAGCAATGATTTTTGTTATTCTGCCTTTGAAAAGGGTTATAAAAATATCTATATACCAGGCAGATACTTAAAATTTAAACATGAAATGGTAGATTTTCGTAGAAAATCTCCAAAAACAGAATTATTGTTAAACAACGTAGAAAAATCACGCAAGTTATTTTTCCACAAATGGGAACATATTTTTAGAACATATTTTCAACATATTTATGAAAAACAGGCAGAATTGTATAATAATGATAGCAATAGAGGATAATAACTCTAAGTATCAACACAAATCGTATTACGATTTAACCAAACAAGCCTGGCAGAAATATTGTGATAAAAACAATATCGACTTTGTTTTAATAACCGAAAAACTGCCTGGTATAAAACATGCCAAATGGAATAAACATTATGTATTTGATTATCTAGGAGACAAATACGAAAAGATTGGTATGGTTGATTTTGATACTATGCCACATTGGAATTGTCCAAATCCATTCGATTTATATACAGACGAATTTTGTGGAGTTGTAGATAACTCTTCTTTGTATTGGTTAGATAATAGTTTAACTGCTTATAAATCCTCATTTAATGAACTAAATGTTGATATTAATATAAGTGAATACATCAACAGTGGAGTATTGTTTTTTACTAAGAAACACAAGTATATATTTGATCAAGTCAAGGACTTTTATCTACGTAATCAAAATGATATTGACAACTGGAATGTACCCAATACAGGCAGAGACCAAACAGTATTGAATTTGATTCTAAAAAAGAATAACGTTACAAAAAAATACCTACCTCATTCATGGAATACATTTGCTATGATTAAGAAAGGTTATTTCTTTCATAATGATAAACTAAACGATCCTACTCCATTCTTTGTAAAGTATGGTAACATTTGGCATTTTACTGGATTTTCAATCGAACAACGTACACAATTGATTCAAGATATATGGAATCAAACTAAACAGTTATACTAATGAAAAAGAATATTATTTTTATTCCAGCGGTAATTTCTAATAAAGGTGAGAAAAAGTTGCGTAGTACTCCTCTCATCAATAAAATCTTTGAATATAGCATAAACAGTTGGAAACACTTTGCAAAGAAAAATAACTGTGAAGTTGTTGTATTGGATCAACCCATCATGGATTCCAACATAACAAGTATGGCATGGCAACGTTATTATGCACTGGATATACTTGAAAACAGTGGAATCAACTACGATCAAGTATTAATCGTTGATGCCGATACTATTGTACATCCAAACTGTCCAAACTTTTTTGAAATGACGAATCATAAATATACAGGTGTACACGACGGTGTTGTATATGAATGGGTCATGAGAAGCGTAGAGTGTTATAGTAAGTTTGTATTTAATGACTATAAGTTAAACATTTGGACATATCTCAATGGAGGATTTCAAATTTTCAATGAAAGCCACAAAGAACACATAAACAAGTTCAAACAGTTTTATATTGATAACCGAGAAAATTTGTATGGTGTAGAATCAAAAATTAAATTGGGTACAGATCAAACTCCAATGAATTTCTTTTTACAGACAAATAACGTAGAAACAACTGTGTTGCCATATGAATATAATATGACTGGATTGAATCTATCAGAAGGTTTGACAGAAGATCTTGTTTATACTAAATTGGGATGGGTTTATCATTTCAATGGCATACCAGATACTTCATATGGCAATAAAGTAGAATACTACATGGCAAAGACATATAATAAACTATATGAAAAATAAAAAAATATTCATAACAGGAGGAGCTGGTTTTTTAGGAAAACACATTGTTAAAAGATATTATGATAATAATGAAGTTACTATATTCAGTAGAGATGAATCAAAACATTATTATTTAAAAAAACAATTTCCAAATATTAAGTGTGTTATAGGAGATATTCGTAATTATGACTTGTTAAAGAGAGTTAGTAAAAATCACGACATAGGAATATTTGCAGCAAGTTTAAAGCAAATTGAAGCAGTTGATCAAAATGTTGAAGAATCAGTTGATATAATCATACGTGGATCTATTAATAGTAGACGTATATCAGAAGAGAATAATTTTGAATCGGCATGTTTCATTTCATCCGACAAAAGTAGATCTGCCACTACTTTATATGGCTCAATGAAATTTGTTGCGGGTGAAAGTTTTATTGTTAACTCAGACAAAAGTTCGATTAAACTAAGTACTGCCATATACGGAAATGTATTAAACTCGACAGGTAGTATTATTCCGTTAATGTGGAATGCTATAAAAAACAATTATAGTTTGAAGTTGTATTCAACTGAAATGACCAGATTTATGATCACCGTAGATCAGGCAGTCGATCTTATTGAAGAATGTCTTATGGTAAATGGATACAATGTAATACCCAACGTTAAAAGCTTTAAAATAGTAGATCTGTTTGAAATTTATAAAGAACTATTTGGGTTGCAATACACCACAGACGTACCAAGAATTTCAGAAAAAATACACGAAATAATGATATCTAGTGAAGAACAATCAAGAGTAAAACAAGTCAACAATTATTATTACATGCATTATAAAAACACATTCAACGATGTAAGTTTTCAAAACAATCAATATTCTAGTAAAGATGTATGTGTAACAAAAGAAGAACTAAATAACATTTTAAAATCATTTAACTATTTTAAATAAAATGAAACCTATCCATTTAAGAAACGTACCTCCGCCTTCAGAAACTTTTGATCACGTTGCATTTTTGAATTTTATGTGTTCTTGGATAAAACCAGAATGTTACCTTGAATTGGGAGTAAGAGATGGAAGAAATTTTTTTTCCGTAGCTAAACATTGTCAAAAGGCGATAGGGGTAGATATAGTTTCATGTTCAAAATCTTTGTTAAATAACATGGAATTTCATATTTGTAATACAGACGAATATTTTAAAAATTTAAATGATGATATTAAATTTGATGTAGTTTTTATAGATGCAGATCATTCACATGAACAATCATTAAAAGATTTTTTAAATGTTAAAGATAAAGTTATAGATGATGGATTTATATTTTTTCACGATACATATCCATACGATCCATATCTTTTTGATATGACATCATGTGGAGATGTATATAAAACAGCATTATATATTAAAAAACACTTTAATGAAGATTTTGAAATTGTAACTTTACCTATAAATCCAGGTTTAACAATCGTTAAAAAAATAAAAAATTATAAACAGTTAATATATCTATGATGAAAAATAAAAAGATATTCATTATAGGCGACACGTGACATTTGGGAAAAAATCTATGAAAATATTAGTATTGGGACACAATGGAATGTTGGGACATATGGTAGTTAAATATCTTAAGTCTCAAAACAACGATACGGTAACCACTGACTTAAAATGGGGAACAGATGAGTTCAAAGATTATATTAGAAACTCTCACTGTGAATATCTAATTAACTGTATTGGATGTATTCCTCAAAAGAAACCATCGTGGGATCAATACAAATCTGTCAATATATTGTTGCCATCTTTCCTATCTAATCATTTCCAAGGAAAAATAATTCATCCCACTACGGATTGTGAATTCGCCGGGAACATTTCAAAATGTTCTTATTATTCATCTAAAGAATTACCTACAGCTTTAGATGATTACGGATTATCAAAGGCCTATGCATCTATGTTTTTAAAAACAAAAAATAACGTAAAACAAATACGTACATCCATCATAGGCCCAGAATTATATAACAAAGTGTCATTAATGGAATGGTTTTTCAAGCAAACTACGAATGTTAATGGATATGTAAATCATTTTTGGAACGGAATAACAACTTTAGAATGGACAAAACAAGCTCATAAAATTATTAATAATTGGAATGAGTATGATCAAGTAACTCAATTAGGTACGGATAAAATAAACAAATATGAATTGTTGTGTTTGATAAATAAAATATTTGAATCTAATAAGAATATAATATCTATTAATGTGGATACGGTAAATAAATGTCTGAAGACCGATTATACTATACAATCCCTAGAAAATCAACTCATTGAACTTAAAAAGTTTTATTATGAAAATTAGTTTTATTCAACCAAGCAGAAACAACTTAAAATATCTTAAATGGAGTTACGAAGCTATTCGTAAAAATTTAAGTCATAAAGAACATGAAATCTGTGTTGCAGACGACTTTAGTAATGACGGTACATTGGAGTGGTGTAAAGAAACATCCGAAAAAGATCCCCACTTCAAATTCATCCGTAACGAAGGTCCAACCAGATTGGGTCACACAATTCTATATGATCGTCTCGTAAACGAAGTAGCTACTAACGATGTGGTAATGATCTATCACGCCGACATGTATGCTTGTCCTAACTTCGATAAATACGTAGAAAAGTATATTCAACCAGGCACAATCGTCAGTCTTACCCGTATCGAACCACCTCTACATCCACCAGGACCAGAAAAGATCGTACAAGCCTTCGGTACCGAGCCAGAAGAGTTTAATGAAGCTGGTTTTTTGAAATGGTTCAATGATACACGTTTAACAAGAAAAGATAAAACCACAGAAGGAATCTTTGCGCCATGGGCCCTTTATAAGAGTGATTTTCAATCCATTGGGGGTCATGATGACCTATACGCACCTCAAAGCAAAGAAGATAGTGATATCTTTAATCGATTCTTATTGAATGGATATAAATTTGTACAAACGTGGGAAGGATGTGTATATCACATGACTTGTAGAGGCAGTAGATACAATCCTACATTAACTACCGTTGGAAAAGAAAGTGACGAATGGCTGCAGCAAAATAACCGTAGTGCCAGAAACTTCATTCGTAAATGGGGTCACTTTGTTAAACATAATGATACTATGAAACCAATCGTACCTAAACGTTATGATGTTGGATTTGTTGTACGTAATTGTGATGAATACAAACTAGCTCTATTGGAACCTTGGTGTGATACTATTTACACAGACGTTCCATATGACAGATATATTCAAGCTGAACAAAAGAATACAAAATTTGCTCTCAAAAAGAAATTAAAGAGATACGAAGATCAAAAGTTAAACGATATTATCGTTGAATTTGATGGTACAAAACTAACAAATCAGAGTTTTGAATTCTTTAACATGTTACAGTTAATGCTAGATGATAGTGGAGTTGTTGGAGAATTGGAATTTGATATCTTCAAATTAAAAATAAATAAACTATCTGACCATAACAATAACCTAATTAATATAAAAGACAATTGGTATCAAAATAAATTGGCATGAAAAACATTAAAATTGGTGTAATTGGATATGGTTATGTAGGCAAAGCATTTCATAATTTCTTTAAAAGTCATTATGAAGTATTGATATACGATCCATCGTATATAATGTCATGTACAAAAGAAGAAATCAATAAATGTGATTTAGGCGTAATCTGTGTACCTACACCTGAAAATGCAGACGGTAGTTGTAATACTAGTATTGTGGAAGAAACAGTTAGTTGGCTAACTACCCCATTGATACTTCTTAAGAGTACGGTAGAAATTGGTACAACCGATAGGTTAATTAAAACATACAACAAAGAAATTGTATTTAGTCCAGAATTTGCCGGAGAGTCAAAGTATTGGACTCCCGATGGATTTACAACTGATGTTAAACAAACTCCATTCTTTATTTTTGGCGGTAAAAAAGAATTGTGTTATAAATTGATTGAAATTTATACTCCAATTACAGGTCCAAGTAAAACATATAGAGTAACCGAACCAATTACTGCTGAAGTTACAAAATATGTTACCAATACTCATCTAGCAATGAAAGTTGCTTATTGTAATGAGATATACGATCTATGTGAAAAGCTAGGCACCAATTACTATGAAGTAAGAGATTTATGGTTATTGGATCCTCGTACAACTAAATCTCACACAGCTGTATTTACCGGAGAACGTGGATTTGGTGGAAAATGTTTTCCAAAAGATACAAAAGCTATGGTTAAATTGGGCGAAAAAGTAGGTGTTGATCTATCTATATTAAAGACTGTATTAGAAAGTAATGAAGAACAATTGAAGAAAAATATATGAACCTCACCGATTTAAATATACCTCTGATATTTTATGTTGCATTTATAATGGTAATTTGGTTTGAAAGTGATATTGTACAAACTATTGCAAATCTAACCAATACAAGAAGTCTATTAAAAATAAACGAATTCCATAAATACAAAATGGAAGTTGATGTGATGTCTAATTATCCAAACTTTTTGTATAGTGTGTATCCAAGCTACATAACAAAATTAATTTCATGTTCAATTTGTTTGTGTTTTTGGTCTACTTTGGTAGGACTTGGTACTTTGTTGGTTATAACAAATACACCAATTACACTTGGAATATTAATGTTTCCTGTCAACTATATCACTGGTTTATTACTTTATCTAATAGTGCGTAAATTATTATGACACATATAAATTATTTTGACATGGGATTATGTTATGATGCCGCAGAAATGCATTTATTTGTGGAACATGTGGTACCACAATTTAAAAATGTAACATATTCGGTTTATGGATTTGAAGCAGATCCAGATTCAGCTAATGTAATTAAGGATAGATATAAGAATAATCCAAATGTTCATATAGAAAATATTGCAATATCAAATTCAAAAGGTAATGTAAAATTATATAAATCTGATAATGGTGGATTAGGCAATTCTATTTTTCCCTCAAAAAATAACGTAGATCCTTTTAAATTTTATGAAGTAGATTCGAATACATTTTCTAATTGGTTGTTAGAAAAAAATATAAATCTAAATAATTGCATAAACATTTTAAAAGTTAATATTGAAGGCGCCGAACTTTACTTATGGGAAGATTTCAAACAAAATAATTTAAGAAATAAATTTCATATATTGTGTGGTACTACAGTTCACGATATTAATAAAGTGAGAGAACTATCAACTAAGGTACAATACTATCACGAATTAGTAAAAGAATTGAATGCAGAACTAAGTATCTTCACGGGTACCCACACAAAAAAATCAGTAGATTCAATGTCCAATTTAATTAAAAATATTTTAAATCCATGAACATAGGAAGTTATCAAGCATGTTTAAATTTTTTCGGATCAGATCAAACCCCAGCACTAAATAATTTGCGAGATTGTGTGACTCAATTGGGTAAACTGTGCAATTGTCAAAAAGCAAGAAAAACACAAAAATCAGAAGAGTGTAATGTACTTTACATAAACTTTGCCAGTAAAGTAGCTCCTACAATGATGGAGTACTTAAAAACTAAAACAACAGATTCTACCATAACGTTTACGCATGGTAGTAATCATGTTATTTCTACCATTACATTACGTTAATTTTCTTTAACGTATTCAATACAATTTCATTTATCATTGGATGTTTATCTATTTCTTTAATATCCATTGTATCTGAGTAATCTTGCCATTCTACTACAACATCAGCTCGTTTCATAACTTTAGGGTTATTAAACAACTCATGTTCATTTGGAGCAGAATCATAAATCTTTGTAATTTTATTTTTACTAAATCTACGACCTGACGGCATCGTACTTAGTTTGTATTTGGTAAGATGAATTAACTTACCTGACATTTTACGTTGTAACCATGTACATTCATCCTCTGGATAAAAATCATATCGAATATCTGTTATAAACACAACATCAGCTTTGCTTTTACCAATACGTTGTTCAACCTTTTGAGTCCAATATTTACCCTCACTGGTTTTACGCATTACATCACCATAAGCAACCAATAATGGTCTAATAATATTTTTCTCCTCGGTGTTTTCAGTAAAAACATCAATACCCACCTTAGTCTTGATAAGATCTTTCAAATCATTTTTAAGTTCATATGCCAAAGCATATCTCTCTGTTTTAAGACCATGTTCTTTTAGAACACTTTGAGCTACGGTTGTAAATAAATCTTTACCACTTCTAGCAAATCCTGATATTCCTATAATTTTCATGATAACATCTTTTCTATTTCGTTTTCCGAATAACCAAATCCTTCAATTAGACTCACCAAATCTTTAAGGCCACTTTCAGAAGCAGTGAATACTGTATAATAATCTTTTGCATCAGTTTCCCCAACGAAAAACTTCTTACAAATACATTCTAATATTGTTTTATTGATATTATCAGCGGTACCCTTGATATACTTACAAAACTTTCTACCTTTAGGCACAACATCAATTAATAGTTTATAAAACTGTTCATTTGGAATTAATTGAAAATATTTTGAGATAAATGCCATTTCTTCAACTAGATCTGGATCCATACTCAAAAATCTTACAATCATATATTTGTTAAAAGAAGTTTTTTCTGCATCAGATAACGTATTATAATAATCTGGGTTTTTTACTTCTCGTATATGATTTATATGATCAAATAAACCCTTAACCTTTATTGTTTCTTCCGTTGTTTTCTTTTTTGATTTCATTATTATTCATTCTAACCCTACGTTTTAATTCTTCAAGATCTTTTATCATCTTGATACGTTCAGCCGATAGAATCTCCAACATTTCAACTATGTTGGTTTGCAAGTCATCAAACTTTAATACAAGTTTGTAAGTAATAACAATCGATGTAATAGAAAATGTGGTTGCCACCAATAGCAGCAACCACATAATAACATCGTGTGATGTTGTTTGATTCATTACTTGGTAGCAGTCTTAGCTGACGTAACAGACTTAACAGAAGCAGTCGAAGTAGAAGTATAACCAGCATTCAAGACTTCACGTAGAGCCTTGATCTGACGACCATCTAGGTCAACACGGGTCTTACCGTTACGGAGGGTCAAACGAGCAGCCTTCTTAGCCTTCGCTAGTGGAGTAGAGAGATAAATCTCAACACCAGAAGAGTTGTGGCCTACGAAGTTAGTCTTGTTACGAGCATTTGTACGAGTATACATATTATTTTATTACTTTCTTTTTTTGTTTGTTTTTTTGTTTCGTTAGCTTCATCACTAACTTATAATTATCTTACCATTCAATGTTCAAACTGTCAACAACTTTTTAATTATTTTTCGACTTGTTTTTGAAATGGAATCATATTTATTAATATATGAATAAAAAAAGATGCACTCATTGTAAAATAGATAAGCTTTTATCTGAATTTCCCGTTGAAAAAAATAAACTGAGATCTAAGTGTAAAAGTTGTAAAAGTTTGATTAATAAACAGTGGAGAGAATCAAACAAAGATAAAATCACAATAAAAAACAAAGAAAAATGGCAAAAAAGAAAAACTGATAAAAAATATCTAGATAGTTATCGTGATTATTATCACAATAATAGAGAATCAATTTTACAAAATAAAAAAGAATATTATGAAAATAATAAGGAAAAAATATTAGAAAATCATAAAAAATATGAACGATCACAACTCAAACATAATCCATTGTTTAGGTTAAGAAAAAATGTCAGGCGAAGATTACATCTAGCGTTAAACGGAAAATTTAAAACAAAAACAACATTAAATTTAATAGGATGTTCTTGGGAAGATCTAAAATTATATTTAGAATCTAAATTTCAAATTGGTATGTCGTGGGATAATTATGGTTACTATGGATGGCATATAGATCATATAATCCCTGTATCAAACTTTGATGTAGAGAATTTAGAAGAATTAAAAAAATGCATGCATTATACAAATTTACAACCACTTTGGATGTCAGATAACCTCAAAAAGGGTAATCGGCCATAAATTTTTCAATCGCATAATCTTTAGCTTTGAACTCAAACTCTACATCAACATCATTTTCAAACAATTCTTTGTGTAAAGTATAAACATAATCTGAATGTGCTCTATCTGTTGGCCCTGTTTTACCATTGCTATAGTGAAATAACGGTTTATATTTGCCCCAAGTTTCCATACACATTAAGATGGCTTTTTCAGGAGAAATATTTTCCGGATTATTCAATCTAAAATGATGTGAGTCATAAGTAATAGGGATTCCTGTTTTTTGATAGATCAGATCATAAAGCTTAATCAATCCCCAACTATTGGGTTTATCTTCTAATTCAAGTACCAAACGAGATTTTACATTGATTGGTAAATTATTGTAGACGTTGATAAAACGCAATGCGATATCATTTAGATTACCCTTATAACAGTTCATGTGAATATTAATAGGAGACTCATATGTTTGTGGCAATCCCATAGCATCCATCATTTTTCCGTGAGCTTCCAATTCAATGATAGATTTCTTTACTACAGATAAATTTGCACTAGCCGGTACAACAAATTGATCAGGATGTGTACTACACCGAATTTTGTTTTTCTTGATAACAGTATTACACAAATCAAATTCTTGTTTGATTGTTGTGTAATTATAAGTGGTTTCAATAGACAAATTAGCTTCTGGAAGAGTTTCCAGTGGCATCATACCGCTGCTAATTCGATAGTTCCATTTGTTTAAAGCACAGTATTCCAATGTTTTACGTGTAACAAATACATTGTTGAGAGTACGATCTGCTACAATTCGTTCTGCACTTTTACGTTCCAATGCAAGAAAACGAGTCTTCGTCATTGTCGAAGCTCGAATTTTTTGTTCTTGTAGTTTGAGTGAAATACAACAGAGTGATTTAGTCATTTATACACTCTATCATACATTTTATAAAATGTCAAGGCAATTTACTTTTAAGTTCATCCACTTCGGCTTTTAAGTCTTTTATAGCTTTGACCAAAATAGGAATCATTGAAAATGTATCTAAATTATAATATCCCCTTTCGTCGGTACCAACTAAGTCTGGAATATGGGATGCTACTTGTTGAGCAATAAATCCATATTTTTTATTTCTATCATGTTTACTGGCATCTTCGGTCCAATAAAATGTTACAGGATTTAAATTAGAAACTTCATTTAAACCGTATGTTACTGGTTGTATACCAGTCTTTAATCTGTCGTCAGATGATGGATTAACATTTGTGATTTTACCACCTTTAGTATACAAAGGACCATCTGTACCAACTAATCCAAAACTATAATAATTAGCACTTGAAGATATCCATCCTCGGGCATAAGTGTTTCCACTTGCAGATACATAAAATGTAGGGGTCATGCCAGTATTAGCACTGCCTGATCCATAATTAACTAATATTGCAGTGGATCTATGTTCCACAGTTGCTTGTGGCGACCACGCACCGGCGCCACTGCCACTAAACATATTTATCTGCAATTTAGCTCTTAAATACTTGTTAAACGATCCGGTTGGTTCATTTGGCGGCTGTACACCTATACCAATCGCACCATCTCTAGCTGGCGTATTACCAGCCATATATGGCCAAAAATAGAAACCATTTCTTCTTTGTACCATACCATAAATAATGATATCATTAGCTGCCGCACGAGCTATAACGCCTGAACTAGAAATTTCGTATGATCCAATTGGCGTTGTAAATGTTAAACTACCACTTCTATTAGAATAAATAATCCATCCGTCGCGATTTGGGAAAGCTTCAGAACTATTTAAATTAAACAGACTAATTGCGGCCTGATTCAGTTGAACGCCTCCACTAGTTGCCCCACGACTTGCGACTGATATAAAATTACGAGATATGGCCGATGAAGATAGACTTAAATAATTAACACCACCAACGTTATTCTCATAAAATAATCCATCTGCACTTTTTAATCCAGTTCCATCAAAATAACCCAAACCATTTGTTATATTTTGTGCAGTTTGTTTTAAAAACGAAGAGGTTGACGCTGTACCTTTAACGCTTCCAGTAAACTGTGAAGCAAATACAGCTCCTTCTTTAGTTATATAAAAGATTGGAATTTTAGAACGTTGAAGTTCAAGATATTTTGTTCCGGCCGCCGATGTATCATTTCCAACGGGGATATCCATTTTGATTGCCGGTAGATTGTTAGACCCCAATGATCCAGTTAACGTATTAATATATGTAAATCCCATAGTTACTATATATATAGTTAACCACAGTCATTATTTATATTAATCATCTTCCAACTTCATGAAAATAAACTGATTTGGCTTCATCATACGTCATACCTATCATTTGGTTGTAGAAATGTATATCCGTCTTTAAATTACCCTCACTCTTTAATTTTTTGTATCTTTCAATAGCTTTGGGTTTCCACCAATCCATAATGGCTTTATTGTCATCGGCAAATAACTTCTTCATTACCAATTTATCTTCAGTAATTTTGTTTTGAAAGAATTCTTTGCTATTTTCATAAAAACAACTGTAATATACGCCTCTTTCATAACCATGCATATAATGACTTTGTTTGATATCACATTTACTAAAAATCATTCCTATGACTCTTGATTTAGCACCAGTTACAGGTCCACTTACACCTTCTTTTTGAGTCATGGCCTTATCATACTTTTCAGTACAGTTTTGTTTTACCCAATTGTGCCATACTTTATAGATCTCCTCATCTGGTTTGATGGCAACTTTACCAGCACTAGTACCACACTTGTGCCACCATTTTAAACTGTTATACATACTGTAACTACCATACAAAGATGTGGTAGTCATTCCCACCAAAGTTTGGTTGTAGAGTTTCTTCCATAAATCTCGTACACCACTACTAACAACCATAGCAGCTGCTAATTTACCTCCTAAGAAATTATATCCAAACGGTTGTGTACTAATAATACTACTACCAATAGCACTATGAGCTAACTTTTTATCAACAATCTTGTTATCCGATGTCCAACCAATATAATTGTCACGATCTGTGATTGTAATTACATCACTACTTACAGCGAGTACACCAATATAAGGAGTTTCAGGTTTATTTTTATCAACAATCAGAAACTTTAGAAATCTGCCTGGTGTTTGACTAAACTCAAAAGTACTAACAAAAACTCTTAATAAATTCCAATCTTCAACGTGTTGTTTAGATTCAACATATATTAATTCTGGTTCACAATTTTCAATTTCTTTAATTGTACCCGATTCATTATTAAAATCGGTTGGTCGCCATATACGAGCCTTAATCGTATTAAGTTTATTTGCTACATCACGATAATGTTGAACTTCTAACCACTTTTTATAGAAAGTCTGTTCTTCAACAGTCATTGCTTTTAAAAAATTGAGATTATCAATTAATGTCTTTTTATTACCATTGAAGTCAAATGCTTCGATCCCAAAATATTCTTGTAGTGCGTCCATATTTATAACTAGTATACCATGGCTTTCAAAAAAATCAATCCAAAAGAAAAAACGTTTTATATATTCGAAATATCATCTACTAAATTCTTAGTGTTAGATAGTGAGATGGATGAACCTATTTATCATGGCAGTTGGAATTTAACATCTGGTATAATAAGATCTATCAAAGACAAGATGCCAAAAGCTACCATAAACTATTATACAAAAGAAAAAAGTGGATTGCTTAAATACAATCCACTTTGGTCCTACGTTCCTTAATTATTAAGCACCAACTACATTGTTCTGTACGTTGATACTTGTTTCTGTACTCTTTCGATCAAAGATATCGACTGTGGTCGGCATACTTGTGATTTTAATTACGTTAACAGATGAAGCATCCTTCAAGATAACTTGACGACTCTTTGCTTCCTCAATATGTTCCTTAGTAGGAGTACCATACACAAATACTAACGTAGGTCTGCCCTTTCCATTATGGAGAACACCAATATCAGTGATTTCACCACTTTCCATCGCTTTCTTCATACGAACTCGCAGTGTAATTTCTACGAACTCTGGATTATTAGCATTCAACTCTTTAATAGTAAAGACGTTTGAAGGCCATGTTACTGTTAGGTTTGTCTTATTCTTACGATCTGTCTTTTTCATATTTTATCCTTTCTTGTTTATGTTGTAATAAATTTAACCGTTTATATATTATACCATCTTTATATTATATGTCAATAGCTTCCATCATCTTACCATTGACCGTTTTAACAATCTGATTCAGATTCTCTACATTAATAAAATGTGAGTCACTACCATACATCGTTTTAAAGTTCTGACGCAGTACTTCCATACCGAAGCTATCATAGTCAGATACGAAATAGGAAATAATATTATAACCAGATTCCTTAATCTTTCTTACTTGAGTACGCGTATGTTCACAAGCTGATTTGTCCCGATAAGAAAATGCAATACCAGATGAAGTGTTGTTGTAATAAAAACACGGTTCACCATCACTAATATTAACAAAATAACTATTTGTATTAGTATCAGCCTTAGGCAGAAACTTCATTAGTGCTTCAAAACACAATCCTTCTGGAGTGGTATTCACTGGAATTAAATAAGAAAACAAATTCTTAATCTTTGAGAACTTATCTACCTTAGAATTATAAGCAACCACAATGTATGGATTGTAGCTCATAGTAGTACGAAAACTAATAGTAAGATCAACATTATCAATCATAGATGTAGCCTTTGCTAGTGCTACACATAGCTTAATTGTACGATTCCACTTTGGTCCACGCATACTCGCGCTAGCATCTACACTAATATGGAAGTTTACCTTCTTATACTTATTGGTAAATGTGCTGTAAAAGATATTGGTATCAGTCTCAAATCCCAATTCGTGCATCAAACGTTTATCGATCTTACCCAAATTACGACGGGTAAACTTATCAATATTAATTTCATTACGAATTTGAAGACGACGACCTAGCTTTGTACCCAAAACAATACCAGCATCCACATTCTTTTGTAGTTCAATACGGCTACTTTCATTGTTAGCACCAATGCTCATTGGAAATTCTTCAGATAGAATAAGTTCCTTGGTCATATTCTTAACCAAGATACATTCTACACTTCCAACAAATCCACTAGCCTTCATCATCTCTTGAGCTACAGGCACAAGATCGATCTGACTCTTTTCAAGAACATCCAACATCGTCTTTTCACGTTTGGAAACCTTCTTCTTTTTGATCTTACCAGCAAGAAAGTCTTTCTGTTTCTCAAAACTCTTAGCAATCTTATTCTGTTTGGTCTTACTGACATTTGCATCTGTACCAACATCGCTTGTTACAGCCGCGTTATCACTTGTTACAGTAGACTCAGTACCGCCAAGTACATCATCAGTTGATTTACCAGATTCACCATCACCGGGCATTCCATTAGAATTGTCAGGTACACCACTATCATTTTGATCGAATCCAGGCCCAGTTTGCTTTTGATTGTGTTCATTGATATTTTTAAATACAATTTCCGCAATCTTATAAGCAACATTCAACCGATCCTTTGGAGTAGTCAAACGATTAATATTGGTAAGATCCAATTCTTTGGCAATGTCGTACAAACCAGGCAAAGCCTTAAGATTGGTATTAGGATTTGTAAGATTGATAATACGGTACATATAAGACTCAACGCTTAGTGTACGATACATATCGCTATCCAAAGCATCACTAATTACCTTGTTATTAAAGTATTCGTCGTACAAAGCATCGTAGTATCCACGATAGCCAGGAGCATTACGATGTACAGTATAATCGATAAAACGATCTTCTACATAGTTTAGA